CGAAATCTGGAGAACAGAACAAGCGAACAACAGAGCAGAAGGCAAGGCAACACTATGATTAACGCATTCCACCCCGACTACATCAAGACCCATCATCCTGAGCTTGTTAAGCAGGGGCGCACCTACTCCGACAAAGTGGTGTCTGGCACTGCTAACGGGCGCAAGGCTCGTGATACCCGCGAATCAGTGTCGGGCAAACGAGCACTCACAACATTCCCGCAAACCAAGGCGAAGAAGTGACCACCATTGCAGAGCGCAAGCACATGAACGCAGTTGCTGAATTAGGCTGTGCCGTGTGCAGGCGCATGGGATACGAAGGAACTCCCGCCGAGTTGCACCATCCAAGGCGTTTGGCGGGGGGCTGGGGGCGCTCAAAGCACATGGACGTCATACCGCTATGCCCAGAGCATCACAGGGGCTCTACGGGCTTGCACGGGCTTGGCACAAAGGGATTCCCTAAGCATTGGGGGTTTGACGAGGCCGATCTGCTGGCAGACACCCTTAAATTGCTCGGAAAGTAACGGTTTGCACGCAAAGCGGTTGTTTTATTGCAACAAACTAGGGTTTGTCCTTACAAAATAACTGCAAATACTTGTTGTGTCGTTTAATTTAGAGTTAAACTAGCATCACTGCACCATCGCAGGTAACTACTGAAAGCGAACCATGAACAACGACCTGACCTTCACAAGCGTAGACGCCCTCGGTACTCTCTTGGCTCAAATTGCCGACCTCACTAAGCAAGCCGATGCAATCAAAGACAGCATCAAAGACACTGCCAGCGCAGGCGGCGCAAAGGTTGTCGAAGGCGCAATCTTCAAAGCCACATACAGCGAGACCAATCGCACCGTTTTCGACAAGGACGCCTTCATCAAAGTCCACGGCGCAGACGCATACGCCAAGTTCACCAAGACCACTGCGGTCTTCTCTGTCAAAGTCACCAGCCGCTAAATTAACAGGGGCTTCGGCCCCGCAGGAGAACACCATGAAAAGCAAATCTTGGAAAAAAGAATATCTGGTTGTCCGTCACGACGACTATGACAACACTTGGCGTGACCTCACGATCCCTTGCACCTTCATGCAGGCGATTCGTTTTGTTCGAGCCAAAAACCTTAACCACGCCTTGTCGCAAGATGTTGTGCGCATCGTAACCCTCACAGAGTGGGCAACCCTCAACACATTGGAAGTAGCATGAAACACACAGAACACAAATACATCGCCCTCGGGTACAAGTACGAGCGCGCCCAATCATCAGACGCAGGCAAGGCGGTAGCAGAAGCTATCCGTAACCTTCTCGAATCCGAATCGGTTGACGATAGGTCTGAGGCTCGTACCTTGGTTGACCAAGGCCGCAAAGAAGCGAGGGCAACAGCATGAGCGCCAAACCATTGACCAAAGAAGAGTTCAAAGTCCGTTGGGAAGGCGACGACAACGGTGGCGGCATTAACTACGACGACATTGCGAACTGTGCGGTGGCATGGGGCATATCGCGTACACCAAAGACACGGCGCATAGATGTCATTCGCTACCAAGTGCTGGTTGCGGCAGGAACAGTGGATGCCGAGGAATTTAAACCTGAAGAGGAGCAAGCATGAGCACCGATCACATCATCACCAATACCAAGACTGGTCGCTTGGTTTGCCAGCACTGCAAGGTTGAGGAAGCTCCACCGCATATGCCCTGCCCTATCAACGTCATCATCGACGCCATGGATCATTTTGAGTCCGTCCACAAGGACTGCAAGCCACCCATGCCTGAGACCGTGATGAGCGACTACATCAAGGGCTTTGACCACGGCTGTGACTACATCGTCGCGGAGATTGAGCGGTACACCAAAGCCGCCAACAGCCACGATGCCCTCGTACTGGCTGAGTTGCTGGCGCGACTTAAGATGGAAGGCAAACCCGAATGAAATTTATTGAGTTGTTTGCAGGCATTGGTGGGTTCCGTCTTGGGTTGGAGCAGGCGGGACACCAGTGCGTGTGGGCAAATGAATTTATGCCAAAGGCAAGGAGCATTTATGACCACAACTTTAAACACTCTCCAGACGGAAGAGACATACGAGGAATTCACGTTGATGAAATCCCCAGTGCCGACTTACTCGTTGGAGGATTTCCGTGCGCAACTTTTTCGGTTGCTGGACGAAGAACAGGATTCGGCACAGAAGATACACGCGGTACGCTCTTTTTTGAAATCTGCCGAGTCCTTTCTGGTAAGCGAATCCCATATGTATTCCTTGAAAATGTTAAGGGACTCCTCAACCACGACGGAGGGCGAACCTTTGGAGTTGTCATCGCAAGTCTGGATGAACTGGGGTATGACGTCCAATGGGAATGTGTTAACAGCAAGAATTTCGGAGTCCCACAGAATCGGGAGCGAGTTTTTATTGTCGGAAGTCTTAGAGGACACCCCAGACCAAAAGTATTTCCTCTCGGAAAGTGCTATGCAGAAGATAGCCTTCAAGACGGAGCGCAACAAGTTGAAGAACAGGGGCTTCGCCGCGAAAGTGGTGTCACTATCGGAACGCTCTGTCACCGACTTTACAAGGGAGACACTAACAACTTCTACCTTGACGGCGGAGTACGAGAGCAGGTTGGACGACCTGAGAGCGACTCAGCAAAAGGAGGAGATACATCAGAGTCAAATGGACTTGTTCGGGCAGTCCTGACGCCTGCAAAGGAAAAGAAACGCCAGCGTGGTCGTCGTATGAAGGAACACAATGAGCCAGCATTCACATTGACCGCGCAGGATAGGCACGGGTTGATGGTCGGCTCACGCCTGCGTCAACTTACCCCGTTGGAATGCGAGAGGCTTCAGTCGTTACCCGATAACTGGACGAAGTGGTACGCCGACGGCTCTGTTGTTCCAGACTCCCAAAGATATGAGCGGTGTGGTCGCACCGTCACAGTCAATGTCATTTACGAAATTGCAAAGAGGTTCCCGTTATGAGTTCTTGGACATTTGAAACGCCAGAGATTGCCGCAGGTTTTGACGACCACGTCCGTGAGCAGTTGCCGTGGTATGACATGGTGACCGACGCGGTGGTGTACATCACGCGCAATTACCTTACCGAAGGAGGCAACGTGGTGGACGTAGGCGCATCAACGGGCAACATGATTGACAAGTTGATGCCCCTCCTGCGAGAGCGTAACGCCGAAGTGCTGGCGCTTGAGAAAAGCCCGACTATGGTTAAAGTGCTTATGAATCGTTTTGGGAATCATGACAACGTCAGCATCATAGAGGACGATATTCGCACAACTCAGTACCCTGCTCAGGTGTGCATTGTTTTCTTGACAATGATGTTTATCCCAGTGCATGACCGACAGTGGGTCATAGACCGCCTCAGAGCGAATTTGCGTGAAGGAGGGGCGCTGATAGTGGTGGACAAGGTTTGTGACCACGGCGGGTACTTTGCGACCGTCCTGAAGCGTTTAGGGATGCAACTGAAACTACAGCAGGGAGCCAAGCCAGAGGACGTGCTGACAAAGGAAATGAGTCTGGCAGGCGTGCAAATACCTTTTGACCCTGCAATGTTAGGGGCAGATGCCAAGCAATTCTTTCGGATGGGCGAGTTTGCAGGCTGGGTAGTTGAGGGTTAGGGTAAGTCCTAATAAATATTTTTAAAATAGTTGTTGACTCGTTTAATTTTGCGTTAAACTAACCACACTGCAACATCGCAGGCAACAAGGAAATCAAAATGACATTGCAAGACTACATCACAGATCGCGCCGTGTATCCAAAAAAGGTTCAGGCCGTCAAGGATGGCCGCATCAGCGTGTTCACCATCGAACAACGCAACGGAGTTGAGTTTCGAGTCCTGCTTGTTGAAGCTGGCTACACCTACATCCAATTCATCTAAGGAGCGCATCATGGAAATCAACACAATCATTCACACAGAAGAGCAAGTCCGCGTCAGCGTCGATCAGTACGACGAGGGCGTTTGGTTGAGCTTGCAGGCACGCGGTGCAAGCATGTACGCAGTGCTGACCCGCGCTGAGGCGGAGCAGATGTTGGCTGGCTTGCAGGCCATCTTGGCGCAAGAGGTGGTGGCATGAGGACTGTCCAACAATTGAGAGCCGAAATTGATGTGCGCAATGCGTTGGGCCTGCCACGCATCGAGTTAACCGAAGAAGAGCGCGTTGAGGCGTTTGGCGACACGCAAAAACGAGATCAAAATGCAAACGTCAAGATGTTAGTTGCACGTTTCAAACAGGGTTTGCCTCTGTCCGTCCATGACAAGCGCATGGCGCGTAAGTTCATCAAAGAGGTGGCGGCATGATCTACACCGTCACCATTCAAGGCATCAAGAACCACACCTCGGAGCACGAGGTGGAGGCCACAAGCCCAGACCACGCCATTGACTTAGTGCTGGACACCATGCATTCCGACGTACACGAGGCGTGGTGCGAAGACATCCACGAATACCTATGAGCGGCTGGCGTAAACGAACAATTATGGATTTGGCGCGTGAGGTGGGTGTTAGAGATGATGAACATCGGTTTGAGTTTAGTGAGTACAAGTACCTTGAGCGCTTTGCTGAACTTGTTCGTGATGACGAGCGTAAGGCGCGTGCAAAGGTAGCAGATGGATGGACTGACTACGATGTGCAGGGATTGGCAAAAAAAATCAGGGCAAGGGGATAAGCATGACTAATGAAGAAGTAATGGCGATGATGACTGACATGGGACTGCATGAGGGCGGCATGGACAATTGGGTGGCAGACAACGCTTGGGTTAAATTTGCCAAGTTGGTAGCCGCCAAAGAGCGTGAGGCGTGTGCAAAGGTGTGCGATGACGCACCCGAGCCTGATGGCAGAGACTTAGCGGAGCGTATCCGAGCAAGGGGACAAGCATGAGCGGATTAGCAAAGGGTTTGACAGAAGATCAAGTGTTGCGGCGTGTAGTGGAAAAAGTTTGCGAACAAGTATGGTCACAAGACGAAGCATTGAAGCTGGCGCTGGAGGCGTTGGATATTGTGAAAATTCACTTTACGCAGAACCGCCATGTAAATGAAGCCATCACCGCCATCAAAGAAGCCTTGGCACAGCCAGAGCACATAGGGTTTATGGATTCCAAATTAAACCCAATTCAGCGCACATGGGTAGGGCTTACAGAGGAAGATTTAAAACTACTATCTGCTGAATGGAGAATTGTTTATGGCGCATGGATGGACGACTTCGCTAAAGACATTGAAGCTAAACTCAAACAGAAAAACATATGAAAAACGAAGAAAAAATGTCTTACGAAGAGTTGGCAATTGATGCTCACCGTATGCGAACAGCGCGGGATAGTTTGATGCTTAGCAACGCAAATTTGAAAGTAGAAAATTACGAATTAAAGCAAGCACTAGCCAAGCAGAAGCCTTGGGTTGGGCTGACGGATGGAGTTATGTGCGATATAGCCATAGAACATGGTTTGATGAGCATTGATTGGATTGATTTTGCCCGTGCCATAGAGCAAGCCTTGAAGGAGAAGAATTTTGACTGAAGACGATGACGACATTCAAGTATTTCTGCCTGACTGGACTACCTTCAACAAAGGCAAGGCGGCTGGACGAACAGAAGCCTTCGAGGAGATTGCTAAAAAGATCAAGACATTTCCCTTTGAAAATGATACAATGGCTAGTCTGATTATTTGGTTGTGGAAGCAGAAGTAACCAAGTCGGAATCGAGTCGGCTTTAACAACGAACGCGCAAAATAAGGTAGACTTACACCATTAACATTAAATGGGAATATGGGTCATGCCAGAAACTACAACCAAGATATATGGGATTGCCGATCAAAACGGTCGGATCATGTACATCGGGAAATCAAACAACCCGACAGAGCGGATGAAGCAACATATCCGTGAATGCAATCGCCGAAAGACACCGCTTTACGGTTGGATCAACAAAGCATTAAAAGACGGTCACCAACCACAAATGATTGTTTTGGCCTCAGCAATATCCAGTGAATGGCAAAGCCTTGAGCGCCAAATGATTGCCCAATACAGAAGTGAAGGGCACATGCTGAACTTGGCTGATGGCGGGGATCAACCTAAAAGCAACTTTGCAACAAATTCATTTAATGGACGATCACTTAATAAACGCTTGAAGGATGATCCATTTCTTAGGCGAATAAGAGACATTAAACGGGCAATGAGCAGTTTTCTTAAGCAATGCAATACAGGCAAAATAAAACCAGAGGCTGAAGAACGCATCAAAAGCAAATTAAGAGTCGCAGGTCACAAAAACCCATTTTTGTTTGGTGAATATAGGTATTTGTGATTACTACACAATCTAAAGTAGATTTATTTAGGAATGCGATATGACAATCGGTAAAAAGACAGGCGGGAGGGCAGTTGGAACGCCCAACAAGGCCACAACAGACGCAAGACATGCCATAGCCTCATTTGTTGATGGAAACGCTCACAGGCTCACTGAGTGGCTCGATGCAGTTGCTAATGGTGACCCGATGAATGAGATTAAGCCAAATCCTGCCAAAGCATTTGAAATGTTCCAGAGCGTAGTGGAGTACCACATCCCTAAGCTGGCAAGACAAGAAGTTGTTGGCAACTCGGACAAACCGTTGGTGGTTGAGCATACTGGCTCAGACCGCTTCTTGGAAATCCTGAAGAACATGGAGATGACAAAGCGTGCTGGCTGAGATGATGGCCGACCCAGAGGTGGCGGCTGAGTTCAATGCCCGATCTGAGCACGACCGCATTGCCTACATTGCCCACGCCGAATGGATAGCTTGCGCACATAAATACCAAGTTCCTCCCCCATTAGAGCAGGACTGGACGATCTGGGCATTGATCGCTGGGAGGGGGGCAGGAAAGAGCCATGCAGGCAGTCAAGCCCTGTGGTGGTGGTGCTGGATACACCCGAACTCCCGAGGGCTTGTATTGGCCCCCACATCTAACGACATCAAGCACACCTGCTTTGAAGGGGCGTCTGGCCTACTGGCTAACATCCCGCCCGAGTTGATTGTTGACTACAACAAACAAGACCATCAAATCAAGTTGGTGAACGGCTCGACTATCAGGGGCATCTCCGCTGACAGCTACGAGCGCCTGCGTGGCCCACAGTTTCATTGGTGCTGGGCAGACGAGTTGGCCGCATTCAACTATCTCGGCCCCGGTGAGGCTTGGGACATGATGATGATGGGCTTGCGGCTGGGTGACAAGCCAAGGGTGATTGTGACCACCACTCCCCGCCCAAAGGACTTGATCCTCGATCTGGTTGGCAGAGAGGGCGAAGACGTCATCATTGATCGCGCCAGCACCTATGAGAACAAGGCTAACCTTGCCTCAACCTTCAGCGCCCAGCTAGAGCAGTACAAGGGTTCTAAGCTGTACGAGCAAGAGGTGCTTGGCCTGATCGTCGATCTGGAAGACGGCAAGGTGGTGAGCAGGGACATGTTCAAGCTCTGGCCGTCAGGCAAGGCATTCCCGAAGTTTGAGTTCATTGTCCAAAGCTATGACTGTGCGTTCTCTGATAAGGAATACAACGATCCAACGGCCATGACAACGTGGGGCGTGTTCAAGCCCTTAGATGGCCCGATGTCCTGCCTGCTGATCGATTGCTGGGCGGAGCACCTGACGTTCCCTAACCTCAAGCCCAAGGTGCTGGAAGAGTGGAGGGTGAGCTACGGTGAGGGCAAAGAGGCCAAGCGCCCTGACTTGATCTTGGTCGAGGACAAGGCGGCAGGCATCTCCCTAATCCAAGAGCTACGGGCGGCGCACTTGCCTGTGCGTGGGTATAACCCCGGCAAAGCGGACAAGATGCAACGCCTCCAGATCACCGCCTCGATCTTTGCGACGGGCAGGGTCTGGCTACCTGAGTCCAGCCAGCGCAAGGGCTACGTCCGTGATTGGGCAGAAGGGTTCCTCAGCCAGATATGCTCATTCCCTGATAGTACGCATGACGACTATGTGGACTCAGCGACGCAGGCGATCAGGCTGATGAAGGACATGGGTTGGTTGGACATCAACCCAGAGCCAAGGTATGATGACGACGACGAATACGAATACACCCGTAAGTCTCGGGACAACCCTTACTCAGCATAAACCATATGGGCGTACTTCAAATAATCAACGAAGGCATCAAAGGCGGCAAGGGCGCATTGAGCACAGTGCGTAATGCAACCCGTGCGGCTGATGAGGCTTTGGAGGCCCAACGTCTGGCAATGGAGGCGGCAAACCCGCCCATCAAGGCGTCTGAGGCATATGGCAAGCATGAGGGCGCGTACTTGAAGCCCATCTACTATGACCGCATGAAGGTGGACTTAGCTCGAAACAAGTTGGGTGGCCCCGGCTTCTCCAGCATCCAACTAGTTGACCCCAACTATGCGGAGGCAAAAGCTGTGGCAGGCGTGACCGACAAGAAGATGGGCACGCGCATCCTGAACCGCAATGCGGCAAATGTTCCAGAGGGAGCCAAGGTGATCTGGACGCCATCGGTTGGCAGTCTTGAGCAACACAAGTCCAACTCCACCATGTTTGGAGAGTTTGCTGACATCTTTGCCAATCAGCGCAAGAACATGTCAGCCGAGGATATTCAGAAGCTAAGTGATCGTGCCAGCAAAGAGGTTGACAACAAAGGTCGCCTCATTTTTCCAGATGGGATTGATTTGGGTGCGCGTAACTTTCGACAGCAGGTCAAGACCTATGACCAACGCGCCTTAATGGCAAACATCTTTGCTGGTCGTGGCGTAGGCGGAGAGGCAGGCCGCACGGTTCCAGTTGAGGAGTTGCTTCAGAAGAACCTCGACCCCAATATGGCAAATGCTGGCACATTGGACTTGGGTAACAGACTGTTTAAGTTGGAGGGTAACGTCATTGATCGCCCCGACTTGCACACTGACTACCCCAAAATCTTGACTGGCGAAGACCTTAACGTCAATTACTTGCCTGTGCCAATTCGAACCGTCTATAACGATTGGGAAATACAGAAGGCGCTTGACTTGGCGGCTCAGGGCAAAAACCGCCCTGTCACGCAGATGGACTACACCAAGAACGACCCAACAATTCAATTGACTGAAAAGTTGCTAACTCGTTTACAAAAAGAAGGATATGCCGAAGGCGGTGAGGTTCACGCAGACTTCCATGACAAGCTCGACTCCATGATCCAAGCCCACATGGCTGACGGCGGGGAGGTTAGTGACTTTGACTCGCGGCTTGAGTCCATGATCAAGGATCACCACAACACCTTGCCAGATATAGAGCCTGCACAGGAAGCCCCGATAGCCAACGTGACTGCCCACAAGCAACACATGGGCAACCAAGACATCTCCCGCACTGGTGTGTCTGCTGGCATGAACCTTGGCGACATGGGTCGTGTCGGTGGCGGCATGAACATGACCAACGTGATGACTGGCAAAGACGCTCAGTTGATGAAGGAGTTGATGGCGTACTACAGCAACAACGTAGGCAACGCCAATATCAATGCCAACCTGATCAAGCCCGTGGGCGGCAATAACACCCTGATGAACCTGATGGGCTCCATGCCTGTCGGTGAGGGCAGAGTCAGCATGGGACTGCACGGCTCCAATCAGGATGGCCGCAATCAACTCAACGCTCGATCTGTTGGCTACCAAACCCCAATGGGCGGTGGTCACTTCAATGCCAACATCAACAGCCCTGTACATGGCTCACCCTCGGCTAACGTCAACTTCACAAAACAGTTTGCTGATGGTGGTGACGTCCACATGGCCGCTGGCGGTGATCCCCGTGGTGAGATGCGTGCAACGCCTGAGCGGAGCCCACAAGCCGCCGCCGCCGCTAGAGCATTGAAGGCTGTCCATAATTTTGCATCGCGTCCGTTTGGCTACAACAATCCACCCGGCGAGTTGCTCAGTGAGTTAATTGGCCTGCCTGATGTAGCGAACACCCTTGAGCGCATTGGATATGGCGAGCCATTGACTACTGGCAAGGGGATGACAACCAAGCCGCGAGAGGATGTGCTGAATGCCGCAATGACCGTGGGCCCGCTTGCACAGATGACCAAGGGAATGCCAATTGGTGCGGTGATCAAGCCTGCTGGTGGCAATTGGCTGACTGGTGATGTTGAAAAACAACTTGGCCGCATGAAAATGGCTGATTTGACAACTCCTGAAAAAATGGCGGAAATGCAAAAGTCAATTGACACTGCCAAACGGATCATGGGTAATGATCCGACCGTTCAAAGAACCGTCAATCAGATGGAGAACGAACTAAGTACCGCAAAACGAAACAATTCCATTAACAACTGGATTGACAGCAACCTAAAGAATTACGTCAAAAAACAGATGGGTACGCCCGAAGACCCAGTGCGCAAGTTGGCTGAAGAAGACATCCTGCACATGAAGCCGTATGGAGATCAGCAGGCGGTCTCATCAAGACTTATGAGTAAACGCATGGGCGCAGGCTTTGATCCGCTTGGTGCTGGCAAGAGTGATGCCGCAAGGTTCTGGGAGCGTCAATCCGACATTTCAATTGACCCTTACCCCGCTGGCTCGTACAAGCACGGTGCTTTAGATCAAAAGCTGTTGGAGGCCAATCCTTGGCTCCAGAACGTACCAGACGATCAGATGGTCAATTACGCCAAGGGTTTGAATGATCTTGGCTTCGACCACATCATGGATGTGTTGCGCCAAGATGTGCGTGAAGGCCGTATCCGCCCTGAGCAACTGAACAAGGTCAGCATGGAGCAGGCAGTACGCCGCACCCATGAGTACGACCAAGATATGGCACGCAAGATGGCTGAGACACAAGCCAAGGTCACCGAAGGTATGCCCGTCCACAAGGACTATCCAGACAAGGGCTACAAGTGGATTGAGTTAAAAGCGCCTAATTACAATGTTTTGCCTCTTGAAGAGCGAAAGCAAATAATTGCAAGGCTTACTGAAGAAGCAAGACAAAAAGGCTTGACTCCAGAAGATTACATAGAAAAATATCCAGAGAACCAACTATCTGAAGCCCTCAAGTACGAAGGCGACACCATGGGGCATTGTGTTGGCAACTATTGCCCAGACGTTTTAGAAGGCCGCAGTCGTATCTACAGTCTGCGTGACACCAAGGGTGAGCCGCATGTGACGGTAGAAGTTAATCCAAACAGGGGCGTATGGTCGTCTGAACAAATTCAAGACAAGATTGGTAAAGATGAATATGTAAATATTTACAAAGAAATCCAAGATGCAACTGTTGGAAAAGGCAATCCAAGAACTTATGAACCGGGTGAACAGGATAAGTTTTTGAATATGTGGAAACAGATTACCGCAGAACGTTTTGGTGAGCCGCCTGCATCAATTCAACAGATCAAAGGCAAGCAAAACCGCGCCCCCAAAGAAGATTACCTGCCATACGTTCAGGACTTTGTGAAAAGCGGCAACTGGTCTGACGTTGGCGACCTCGGCAACACTGGACTGATGTCAATTGATAGGGTTCCAGAAAAGGCAAGGTACGAAGCCGCTGGCATGAAGTTGCCAAAGTATGTGAGCGAGAGAGAGCGTGATGAACTGCTTAATGAATACCTCCGCTTGACTGTTGGCCCACCAGATTGGGACTTCATGGCCAAGGAATATGGGTTCCCCCCACCTAAAAGCATGAAGCGTGGTGGCAGGGTCAACATTGAGCAAGAATACAAATTTAAAAAGTTTAGGAAATAAACATGGCAACACAGATGCCCAACGACCAAGACAGTGACCGTTTCATTGACGGCATTCGCATGACCGAGGACGGCGGTGCTGAAGTGGACATGTTGCCCGGTGATGAGCCCGAGGTCGAAGAACTACCCGACGGCTCTGCCATTGTCAGCATGGGCGACTTCAAAGGCCCAAACGAGGACGAGGACTTCTACAGCAACTTAGCTGAGACCATCAATGTCTACGACCTTGGCACACTTGCCATGCGTTACGTCAAGCTGATTGACAACGACCGTCAAGCCCGAAGCAAGCGCGACAAGCAGT